CCACAGATCTTCACCTTGATCAAGAGTGCGTTGATGGACCCAGAATTGGAAAACCTGCCCACAGACACCATGAGTGGCTTGGACTTCCGTATCACCAAGACACAAAAGGGCGGCTACGCTGACTACAACACTAGTAAGTGGGCTAGAAAAGAATCAGCACTCACTGAAGAAGAACAAGCAGCCATCGAAACACACGGCCTGTTTGACTTGAGCACATTCTTACCCAAGAAGCCCACTGATGTGGAACTTCGTGTGATGAAAGAAATGTTCGAAGCATCAGTTGATGGCAAGGCATTTGACATGGAGCGTTGGGGTCAATACTTCCGCCCTGCTGGTATGCAAGCACCAGCCGGTGCTGCCGCAGCAGATGTGGACGAGGATGTTCCGGCACCTAAAGCAGCACCTGCAGCCAAAGCACCGGTGGATGCGTTTGAAGACGATGACACTCCTGTGGCCTCAGCACCAGTGGCCAAGCCAGCAGAAGGCAACAAGAAGGCCGAGGACATCTTGGCCATGATTCGTAGTCGTCAGAACAAGTAATGCTGACCGAGATAGATTCTATCTTATTTCCTGACGATTGTGAAGTGGTAGAGATGCCACTCCACAATCAGTGGGTTTATCTGATTCAGAAAAATGGATCTACTAGAATAAGAAAAATTCAAAAATCTCAGAATTTAAAATTGTTTGTAAACGAACAAATACAGGATCTTGATTTTGTAGATGTATACATCCGTCATCCCACTAATCGTTATGTAAGTGGAGTAAACACATATCTGCATCACTTGAAAATTGATCATCCACAACTAGATCTATCTACTGCATTTTGGTTTGCCAAAGAATACAAATTTTTAAATCGACATTACCTTCCGCAATTTCATTGGATACTAAATCTTAGCCGTTACCTGGAACCTCATACAAAAATTAGAATAAGAGACTTTGACGATTTTGATATTATCTCGACCGATATTCATCGTGCAGGAGTGGTGCCCAGCGATGATGACTTTAAGAAAAAATTGCTAGATAACAACAAAGGAATGGAATTTTGGCTATTCTTGGATCGTATTCTACTGAATTTAGCAGGGCAAGAGATGACCTGGACTGAAATCCTGAACTATTATAAAAACACACACAAATCAACTTTTGATGTAATTTACCAACGATATGCTTTAATTTCTAAAAATGTATTGCCCTAGGATTGACCATTTTGTAAGATTCAACTCAAATGGTACCATTGGTCGTTGTGGCCATATGGTGAATCCACCTCAGTTCAACACATTAGAAAATTTAGAATCCAGCCTGTGGCTCAGAGACATCAAATCAACAATAGAAAAAAATAAATGGCCGACTGAATGTGTAAGATGTCAAACCGCAGAATCAATCGGTAATAAAAGCATAAGACAACATGCCCTGGACGATCATCCTAGAAATAACATTATCAGGTCCGACTATATTTTACTAAGTGGAGTATTAGATAATATCTGTAACAGTGCTTGTCAAACCTGCAGCGAGAATCTATCTACAAAGATAGGCAGTTTAAAATCTAAAAATTATATCAAGATCAACAACAGCACCCGCATCGCTCAGTTACCATTGGATAGAATAACAAGGATAGACATCAACGGCGGCGAACCTAGTGCCAGTCCAAACTACCTGAAACTGTTGGATCAACTGCCACCTAATGTAAAGTATCTGCGTCTCAACACCAATGGTAGTCGTGTAATGACAGTATTACACAAGTTGATTGCTGATGATATCAAGGTCACAGTGACAGTGAGTCTAGATGGAATAGGTCGCGTACACGACTATGTGAGATGGCCTGTGAAATGGAAAGATGTTGAGCAAACTATTGCCACCTACAACACCATGAGCTTGCATGAACTAAATACATGGACCACAGTATCGACACTGAACATCGGTGACCTCAAGAACATACAATCTTACACCAAAGAACACAATATAAAACATTCCTGGGCATTATTAGAGCAACCAGAAGTTTTAAATATCAGGTACAAAAATCAATTCACTAAAAATGTAACTGTGCCGGATGAGCTTGGTGATATAGTAGCATCTGGACCGGATAATTCTGAAGATTTAGAAAATTTTATCATGACGCAGGATCGTATAAGAGGCATACACTACAAGGACTATTACCAATGAGATACTATGTGGAATTTCCTTGTGAAGATATCAAAATTATTTCTTCAAAGATATACAATTTTTTGCAGAAGTATACAGATATACTCAATACCACCGAGTTTGGATGGCACTTTGTTGATTGCAAATCGCTGTTAAGAGATGTCCCTGAGTTGGCAGTGTTTTTTAAAAAAAATAATCTGTTACCGAGACATGCAGCTATAACTATAATCAAAACTAACGAACATCTGCCTAAACATATAGATCAACCGCCGGTGATAGCAAAATTAAATTTGCCAGTGATCAATACAAAGGGATGGATCAACCGTTGGTATATCAACAACGACATTGTGGCAGAATATGCAGATATGAGCAATCCTATAATTTTTAATTCTCAGATAGAACATAGCGTGGAAGAGGTCTCTCCTGAAAGTCTTCCTAGAATTGTAGCTAGTTTTACATTTCATAACGAACCCATACATTTACTAACATGAAAATAGCAATTACTGGACATACTGCGGGCATAGGAAAAGCATTGTGTCGAATCTTAATCTCACGAGGACACCAAATAGTAGGACTGAGCAAACGCGACGGACACAACATCAGAATCATTCCTAAAATTGTCGCACAAGTTGAATCTTGTGATATGTTCGTCAACAATGCCCAAGCAGGATATGCCCAGACTGAATTGTTATATGCTGTATGGGAATCATGGCAAGGACAAGCCAACAAACACATATGGTGTATCAGCACCATAATGACACAATGTCCTGTTGACCCACTGATGCCTGGTCAATCAGAGATCAGCATGAGTGCATATCGTAATCAGAAAATAGCTCTTGAACAAGCGATAAATCAATTGAGATGGAAAAAGGGTTGGCCAAGTATCACTTTGATTAGACCGGGTGGTGTGGCCACACAACCAGGACAGGTACCCGGACCTCCTTACTGTGATGTCGATGCCTGGGCTGACACCATAGTTGCTGCCATGGTTGCTGCTGATCAACAAAACATGGTGTTCCAAGAATTATCTCTAGGATACGCCAAAGGATCAATGGGATTATGACACCCAAAGATATGCTCACTAACAAGAAATTCTGTCCCATGCCATGGACTGGATTGATGTATAATTTTGATGGCACGGTAAAGAATTGCATCCGTAGTGCTGGGACTATAGGGAATATTAAAAATGATAAGATACAAAATATCTTGTTAGGAAATACTAACACAACAACACAACAACTTATAATTGATCACAAACCAGTATCAACGTGCCATACCTGCTATGATCTAGAAGGTGATAAGTCTGGATTTAACATCATCAGTGATCGTGTTTTCTATATCCGAGAACTTAAAAAAGTTCCAACTGACACGTATCAGACCGGCAATTTTGATCTACAGACAGTGGATGTGAGATGGACTAATCTTTGTAATTTTTCTTGCATATACTGCGGACCAGAATTTAGCAGTAAATGGGCGGCAGAGCTTGACAAATACCTCGACACGCCGACATCTATCCAAAAACAACAATTTAAAAATTACATCTTTGAGAACTCACATAAATTAAAACATGTTTATCTTGCTGGTGGAGAACCGTTGTTGATGAAGGAAAACGAGGAATTTTTAGATCTTTTGAAATCAACTAATCCAAGAGTAAATCTGCGTATCAATACCAATCTCAGCAAAGTTGATACTCGAGTTTTTGATAAAATATGCGAATTTGAAAATGTTCATTGGACGGTAAGCGTGGAAACCATTCAAGAAGAATTTGAATACATCAGACATGGCGGTCGATGGACAGACTTTTTGGACAATCTCAACACCATCAGAAAACTGGATCACCGTATCAGTTTCAACATGTTGCATTTCTTGTTGAACTATCAGAGTGTGTTTGGTTGTGTTGATTTTCTAAAGAATTTAGGATTCCACAACAACAGTTACATAATTGGCGCATTATTAACCCCACTCTACCTAAATATTAGACATCTTCCAGATAGTGTGTTAAACTCTGTGAGAGACACATTACAGGACAAGATCAATCAGCATCCAGGTTATTTGTTGGAAGACAGTTATCGAAACATGTTAGCATATCTAAACACACCATTTGAGAAAAATCTCAAGCAATCATTTGCAGACTTATCCATACTGGATCAACGACGTGGATTGAACAGCCGAGACATATTCAAAGAACTTTACAAATTAGCATAAAAGGAAACTATCATGGGAAAACCATTTGACGTCAGCAAGTTCCGCAAGGAAATCACCAAGTCAATCGAAGGATTGAGCATTGGTTTCAACGATCCCACAGACTGGATCTCCACAGGCAACTATGCCTTGAACTATCTAATCTCAGGAGACTTTAACAAAGGTATTCCACTGGGCAAGGTCACTGTGTTTGCAGGCGAATCTGGCGCAGGCAAAAGCTACATCTGCTCCGGCAACATCATCAAGAATGCCCAGGCACAGGGCATCTATGTGGTGTTGATCGACAGTGAGAACGCACTGGATGAAGACTGGCTCAAGGCTCTGGGTGTGGATACCGGCCAGGACAAACTGCTTAAATTAAGCATGGCCATGATTGACGATGTGGCCAAAACAATCTCAACATTCATGAGCGACTACAAGGCCTTGCCCGACGGCGAACGTCCCAAGGTCATGTTCGTGATTGACAGCCTGGGCATGTTGCTCACCCCTACTGACGTGAATCAGTTCGACGCAGGTGAGATGAAGGGTGACCTAGGGCGCAAACCCAAAGCACTCACCAGCCTTGTGCGTAACTGTGTGAACATGTTTGGTTCATACAATGTGGGCCTGGTGTGTACCAATCACACATACGCCAGCCAGGACATGTTTGATCCAGACGACAAGATCTCCGGTGGTCAAGGATTCATCTATGCCAGTTCCATCGTTGTGGCCATGAAAAAACTCAAACTCAAAGAGGACGAGGACGGCAACAAGATCTCGGATGTGATGGGTATCCGTGCTGCTTGTAAAGTGATGAAAACACGCTATGCAAAACCCTTTGAAGGTGTGCAGGTCAAGATTCCTTATGAGACCGGAATGAGTCCTTTTTCAGGCATGGTGGATCTCATGGAGAAACGCAATCTCTTAAAGAAAGAAGGCAACAGCTTGGTGTTTGTGACCAGCGATGGCGAGATCATCAAGAAGTTCCGCAAGAAGTGGGAAGCCAATGAAGAAGGCTGTTTGGATCGTGCCATGGCAGACTTTGGCAATCAGAAAAC